AATACCGGCCTTAGATAAAATTGCTTTTGCTTCTGTGCGGAAGTTATTCGCTGTAAGGTCAGCATTCTGCTGCTGTAAAGCCTCAATCTGCTTCTGCATCTTCTCTGCATCGGTCAAATTCTGATTCTGCAAATTATCTAACTGCGTCTGCAAATCCTTTGCCTTGTCCGCTTCTGCTTTGTACTGGTCCGCTTTAGCTTTCTCTTTTATTGCTTCTGCGTTTACGTTGTTCAAATAAGCAGTAATCTGCTCTTCTGTAGGGTTCTCAACTCCTACTTCCTGCAATTGGCTCTTCGCCTGCTCTCTTGTTACCATAATCTCATTCCTTTCTCCTCTACGCTTTGTCATCACGGGTCGCTCCGCTGAGGCTTGCTATTTATCGCATAGCTGCAAATTTATAAAAGGACCGGCATTCCCGGTCTCTTTCACTTAATAAAATCTTGTACCGGACGAAGATGTTCTGCTCGGCTTCGGTACCTGTATCGCTACTTTGCGGGACGCATCGTATTTTGCATACGCCCCGCATTTTTCACATTTAATTGTCATTCCTGCAATTGTTTCGCTTATTGCTACAATTAACTTATTGCACTTCGGACAAATCAGTTTTATTTTCGTTATCTTCACTTGGCACCTCTTCTCCGCTTACCGGATACTTAGCGTCCAAGTAAGGCTTGCTCTGCAAATAAACCTCCTCTGGGTCAGAGAACAGGTTGCATACCTTGATAGCCACCTTCGGGTCGATGCCGGAAGCTGTGAGCAGCTGGAATACCTGTGCTTTAACCTGCATATTGTCCATCTTAGAGCGCGTAATTTTGATTTCGATGTCTTTGAGAATCAAGGAGGTTAATCCTTTTATCCGCAGGATATTTAGAATTACCTTGATGCTCTCTCGTTCACATTTCTTGTAAATCGGTTCCGAAAGCTCAGCTCTTTTCTCAGAGAAATAAAAACCATTTCTCATAACAACCGCTTGACCGGTATCGCCTCCGGAATTTTCCTGTCTATCAGGCATTCCCTCGACAATAAGCATGTTTTCGTACAAATCATCTTTTGCGGTCTGTGTTTGCTGCTGGTCGAGCTCATCGCTCATAATCTCAGCATCCGCTTTCATGCTTCCGTTGGATTTAATCTTCAATGCGCCGCTCTGTCTCATCTCCCTGAATTGCTTTTCATCGATTTCGCAATTAAGGAATTTAATAAACGACTGAACAAATTGCTCTATGCCGTTCATTCTGTCCGACTGCATTGTATTTATGGCATCCAGGACCGTAATAACAATTTCGATATCGGATAACCGGTAAAAATTATTTGGATACTCGATAACTGGAATTGCTTTGTGTCCGTTTACTCCACTGCCAACAATCTTTCCGTTCTGCACCTTAAACCAAAATCTTGGGGTATATGCAAAAAAGAATTGATTGCCGTTTTCGTCTTTGCGAATCTGGCAGGAGAACATAGGCTTGTGTCCGTTATCGGTGCTGTATACGATAAATGTATCTTTTGGATCCTCTCTTTCGATTCCGTAAGGAGCTTCATCTGGCCCAGGATTTTTTCTCGAATAGTGGAACCGATAAGAGGTGCCGCAAATACTTCGGTCTCTCGCCATATTGATGTCAATTTCGTCTTTTGCTTCCAGCTCGTTGTAATCATTTAAATCGTTGAGCTCTTTGGATTTCTGTTCTTTCGTCGCCTCTTCAACACTCTTTAAAACATATTGAACCGGTTCTCCGAAATTCTCAGCTGCTTTATGCTCAACAATTTCAAGCGCATGGTTTTCCACAATCTTGTTATTGATTTCTGGCCGTACGGTCTTTTGGCGATACAAGATAGGCTGGTCTCCCTTGTAATACCGCTCCAGGTAATCAATTTCTGTGCGGTTTCGGAGATGTATGCTGTACGCCTTGCCGATTTCTTTGACGATATTCGATTTATCAATAACCTTTGCGCCGGTATAGATTATCTGCCTACCGTATGCATTTGAACATATCTCAGAGAATGGCACTCTGTTTCTCTCAAATCCAAGCATCTCCACCACCACCTTTGCATATAAATAAGCCCGATGCGGTTCCAACCGCCCGGGCTTTGCGTGTTCTTGCTTTTTTGCTCATTTTAAATATAACATTTTTTTTCCGAACATATCGAACAAGTTTATTTTTCCATAAATCTGTTGAATGCCATCCGGATACTATCCTCGGTGTTGCCGCCACCGATTTTATCCGCTACATTGTTCCACGACAGTCCGTCTATGAACCGAAGGTTAATAATACGCCTCATGCGGCTATCAGTAATTGTTGTCAAAAACTGCTCGACCTCGTTGGTTTTTCCGAGCAAATCAAATTCCAGCAGTTCCAATGTAGATTGCCTCTGTGATAACAATAGTTTTTTCATCATCAATCTGCTTTTGATTTTCTCATATTCCGGCAATGGACATCCTTCGATAGTGAAATTTTGCAATCCACCTTCTCCACCGCGCACCTTGTCTTTTACCTTTTCTCCGGATTCTATATCTGAAATTCTCTTTTGGAGCTTGCTGATTTCGTCCGCCAGTTTATCTATTTTCTGCCGTGTTTCTTTGATTTCCTCAACCAAATCGTTATATTGAGCCAATATTTCCTTTGAAACCATTAAAGCACTCCTCCCGCTATCCTGAAAGCGGATGCTTCATTGCTTCCGCAACTCCATATAACCCTCCGTCAAATAACAATAACAGCTGTGTAATTCCGTCCGCCGCATCGTCGTGTTCATTATCTCCGATTTGAACAAATGTTGTAAGTTCATCCATCGCGGCCCTGTATTCTTCGTCTTGCAGTTCTGGAGAGAGAAAATACATCCGTCGCTTAATATCCGGAGCATATTGAATAATTTTAGCCATTTTGCTCATTTTATTGCTTGCGCGCATCCACGATACATTTGTTTTGTATCCCTCTTCCTGCAGCATTTTGTCAATATCTTCTGCATATTCGTCGCCGCCATTATTTGCTTCGAATCGCAACATGCTCGGCTTGTTTTGTAGCGTTTTAGCAACAACCAGCGGCTTTGTTGTGTATTTATCCCCTTTGCTAAATATCCAGGCAGGCACATATATTGGCCCGTCTTTTCCTCCGAACATTGTTCCGAATGGCATCGATAAGCTGTCGCCGCCGCCCCATGCAACGTCGCATGCTGCAGCATTCATGGAATCTCCATCCGGCATAACGCCATTATAGAAATTCAATTCATTCTCTGGGAACAACAAACCTTCACGCACAAACGGACGCTGCATGTATTTTGCCATCCACTCATTCTTATCCAGTCTATCCCGGAGGTCTTTGTAATATTTTGTGGAAAATCCAACTCCGTATTTGTAATCGAAATTGGATTCGTCATTTTCATTCAGTGCCGGAATCTTGCGGAAACGCTTCTTAGGGTCTCCCTTGAACTTCTTCTCATTTCTTCCAAGCGGGTCCATGACATTCCATCTGGTTCCGACCATCAGCTCTTTTGCACCGTCATTTTTACGGTCAACCATGATGTTCAAATAATCCTGGTACCTGCCGTTCAAACGAATCGGACTTAAAGATTCTTGCCGGTCTCTGATTAAGTCATCGACATACAGATAACCGCCGGCGGAAATATCAACCGCACCTGTCCATGTTCCGTCAATACCGCGGCAGGTCAGTGTTGCAAATCGGTCCGGCGAATTGAGGTTTAGCGTAAACTCATCTGCGGATTTGCTTTCAATCGTCACATCTGGGAATATTTCATCAAAGCAATACTCCGAAGATGTGATAAGGTTTAATGCTTCTTTCCAGAATCCTTTAGCCAAAATACCAGAGTGGCCGCCCATTGCATTATGCAAATCTGGATGTCGTCCCATTACCCAGACAAGAAAGAAAATACAGATTGTGGATTTACCAACTCGCGGCGGAAGTGAAAGTCCGTAGAAGTCAATCACGCCATCTTCCAGATCTTGCAGGTCTTGAACGACAATCCGGAGCGTTTCTTCTCTTGGCTCATAGAATTTCTTCTTTGCCGGTCTTTTGCGTTCCATGTAATACAAGAAAGATTCAAACAGAAAATATGCCTCTTCTTTCGTAGCTCTCCACCACAAAGCGTCAAGGCTCAGTATTGATATCCCATTTTGTATTCCATATACACAGCATTCTTTTATGTATTTAAGCACCTTCAATGCCCACGGAACATCGTCCTCTTTTCGAATGGCAATTATCGCCACATCGAGCAGGTCTTGAAGATAAGCGGAATTTATACCTTCCGAATCAATTTTCTTTTGAATCCTTTGCGCCAACGCCTTCGTGCTTTCTGTAACCATATAATCACTCTACGCTTTCTCGCATTTATATCCAAACCATTTATCAAAATGCCTTCTGGTATCTTCGAGCGTTGTCACATCGAAAACATAACCATTATCCATGCATTCTTTCAGTTTTTCGCACTTGTCGCAGGCGGTAAATTTCTCCTCGCGCTTTGCGGAAACATGATTTTCCTGCTCTTTTTGACGATTTTTTCTCATTTTAGCGAATAAATTCTTTAAAAATTTCATTCCCATACCTACTTTCTGTCATTTTCGCGGAATCACGAAAATGATTATGTTGAAAAACTGCAACGCCAGCGGTAGGATTCGAACCCACGGTGCATTACGCATCATCTGTTTTCAAGACAGACGCCTTAAACCGAACTCGGCCACGCTGGCAAATTATTGGAACCATCATTCCAAACGCGGACAGCTGGACTTGAACCAACACGCCGGGACTTGCTCGACTACTCTCTGATTAGCAATCAGATACCTTACCATTAGGTTTATATCCGCAAAGGCCTCCCGGGATTACGAAATCCCTTTTTCTGCATTCTCAACTGTTGCCGGACAATTGCAAAAATGCAATTACAGCGACCACTCATCGCTAGGAGGCGAAAGGAGGACCTGCATCATCCGCAGATAATTACAGGCTGCATCAAATGACAAAAATAGAAAGCCGAAACCATGCGCGGGAATTGAACCCGCAATAGTACGCAATCCACCTTCCGG